CTGTAACTCTTGTGACTTGGTTGCTCACTGCTGGGCAGAAGGGGTGCAAGATGATAATGGAAGAGGGGACGAACCGTTCTAGGTATTATTTATGCGAATTGACAGATGTTTAATGAAGAAGTTAAAATCTGTGCTTATGAAGAATGCAATAAAGAATTTTATGCAAAAGTTTACAATGCGATCTATTGCTCTCCGGAATGTCGGAAAGTTGTAACCAACAGAAATCTTTTAGCAAGTTATTATGAGAAGAAAGCTAATAAAGATAAGAAAAGGGTATGCAAGAACAAATCATGCGATACCGTATTATCTAGATACAATAAAGAATTAATTTGTGAATCTTGCAAGCGGGAGCGTTTTGTAAAAAGATTGGTCTCATGGGGCTGGTCAGAAGAAAACGCCAGGCGAGGCATGGATTGAGTCTTAAATCAGTAGTGTCTTCAATAAAGGAAACACGCATCCTTGCAATAGATCCCTCATCCCACTCACTAGCTTGGGTTATTTATGATGTTAGCAGTGATAAGATAGTTTTAATTACATGCGGCAAAATCGATTATAAAAAAGATAAAAACATCTCTATGAAGTTCTCTGCCATCCATGCTGGGCTTGATGAGATTGTTGAAAAGTATAGCCCAAAGCATGCAATTATTGAGCAATCAATCTATGTTCAGAATTTTGAAACGAGTCGGATAATCTCTTATATTATCGGTTACAGCTGGGGTGTTCTGAGTGGGGGGCGATGCACCGTATCTGATGTCAATCCACTTACATGGAAATCAGGTATTGGTTATAAAAATCTTTCAAAGAAAGACGCTGAGATATTTGGAGATAACGGAGAAAAGGGATCGCTGCAAATTAAATTAAAAAATGAAAGAAAGAAGAGGGTTCGGGATATTGTTACAAAATATTTTGCAGAAGGCGATATTGGCATTAATGATGATGATATTATAGATGCTGCAGGTATTGGTTTATGGTACGCAACGAAAAAGATACAGCAGGTCACTAATGGCGAATGAACCATATAAGGACCGAAGTTTTCTTTACGAGATGTATGTCCAGAGAAGGATGAACTTAACTGATATTTGCAAACACTTGAAGGAAAGTTATAATATTGAGGTTAGTCCTCAGGCTATCTATAACTGGGTTAAGAAGTATGATTTACTTAAGTTTCGAGGCAAGGGTAGGAATCTTGGTGCCGGTGGACCCAAGAGAGCCAAATCTCAGGCCCAGATTGATGCAGAGAAGCGTAAGAGAGAACTAAGAAAAAGAGCTGAGAATCAGAGAAAAGGAATGGGAAGATGAAAAGAGCTGTTACTACTAAAGATATTTATGGTTTTGCAAAGTTGGATATGATCTATAATCAAGTCCGGGTTATTGAAGCAAAGCAGAATGAAACAAAATATAAGTGCTTAGGCTCAGGTGAGTGTTGCAGCATAGGTTTGGTTATTCACATGGGTGAGTGCGCAAACATTGCTTTTAAACTGCGTCAACAGTACTACCTGTATCTTGAAGATAAAGGTAAAGAGCATGCTGATACATGGATGGACGGAGTGGTTTCATCATTAAAGGAAGCAATGTTCGATAAAGATTGGGTAGCTGGCGGGGAAACGAAGCGCAAGTGTGCTTTCTATAAAGGTGGATGTACTATATATGGATACCGCCCTATGGTTTGCAGAACATTCGGGACGATCACTACAGTAGATAATTATTGCCCAAGAATCAGAAATGCTCATGGGTCTATTGATTTCTTCTCTGGCGATGCTGTTGTTAAGGTGATTGAGCAGTTTCAAGACTACCTGAAAGAATACTCGGAAGGTAAAGATTCTGGGTATAATATGGTTGTTTATATGCCGCTTGGCGTTCTTAGCTTTATGCTACCCCCAGAAGAATTGATTGAATTAGAGCAAACTACTGATCCAAAATTCTGGAAAGCAGTTGAAGCCTGGTATAACTATAGAGTTGAGTTTGTAAAACTTCACGGTTATGACTATGAAACTCTTGAGAAAGAGGCAGAGATTTATGGTGTCCCTTTGAAGTTCCCTAAGTTTGATCCTATAGAAGTTGATGAAGTAATAGCATAAACATAAATATCCGTAGGTTTATGTGATAAAATGTTATACAAGCTATGTCAGACATTGAACGATATCAAGGTGAAACACTTTTAGATGAATTAAAGCAGGTTGAAGAAGCCGGCTTACTTTATGTTAAAGGCTATAACTATGCCGAAATTTCAACCCTCCTTTCTTTAAATATTGATAAAACAAAATCATATATTAAAGAATACAAAAAGATTCTGAACCGTCAGGCAGAGGATGACCCATATTTTCTAGAGAAGCTACAGTTCAACACTATTAAAGCTCTGCAAGAATTTGACCAGTTGAGCAAGGAAGCTTGGGAAACTGTAAACATTGCAACCGATCATGGAATGATTCCGGCAAGAATTCAGGCTATCAAGCTGGCTGGGGAGCTTGCGACAAAGAAAGCGCAACTTCATAAACTTCTTACGGGCAATACCACCGATAATCAATACATTGCAAGAATGCAGAAAGCTGAGAATGTAAATCAAATCTTATCCAAAGTCTTGAGGGATGTCATCTCTATACACCCAGAGATTGCAAACGAAGTTCGCAAGGAATTAGAAATTGCATTCCAGATTATGGATATGGATAATGGTTAAAGTTCGTGACCGACAGGCGGAAATGCAAAGAGAAAAACATATCTTTGTTTCTCCAGATGATGCAATCAAATTAACGCTGGACGAAGCTATTGATATTAGCAACAAGATATTTGAGTATGCCTTGACGAAGTACCCGAAAATAATTTATAAGACTTGTTTATTTTCTGGTGGATCAGATAGCACAGTGTTGTTACATCTATTTAAAAATAAAATTGATGCTGCAGTACATATCAACACTGGCATCGGTGTGGAAGACACTCGTAAATTTGTTCGTGAAACCTGCAACAGTATTGGTGTGAAGCTGATCGAGCAACACCCTCCGCAAGGTCATACTTATGTTGACTACATTACTAAATACGGATTCCCTGGCCCAGCATCGCATACCAGAGTTTATTCCTCGCTTAAAGAGCGGGCTTTAAGGAATGTTCGCAAGTCTGTTATCAAGAATGGTAAGAGAGAGAATATTGCTTTCATTGCCGGCATGAGGTACTTTGAGTCAGAGCGGCGCAAAGTTAATACTTTTGATTTAATGAAAGAATATTCTGTAATATGGATCTCACCAATAAATCACTGGACTGATTCTCACATGCAAGAATACAGAGAGCGCCATAGTGTCCAGACTAACCCAGTATCAAACAATCTTCATATGTCTGGAGAATGCTTGTGCGGTTGCTATGCCAAGCCGGGAGAATTTGAAATGTTAAAGTTTTTCTATCCAGAAACTGCTGACTACATCACCTCACTTGAGGCAATGGTGCAAAACTCTGGTTTAGCAAATGATAAATGGGGAGTGAAGACTTCTAAGAAGAAAAAGAAATCCCTCCCTCTATGCGTCGATTGCGAGATTAATTCATAAAATGAATAGGGAAAACGCTCTCATAAAGGTTTATAAAATGAGACCCATTTTAAGCCCTCATAAAGGTATAAAACTACCATGTCAGAAGTTATCGGAGGATTCATATGAGTGATTTCATGGGAATGAACCTTGACTTAAAAGATTTTGATCGTCTTTTGCGTCAAGATGATCTTACCGAAACTCCTGTAGATATTCAAACATTTGTACAAGATAAAGAATATTTAGGTTTGCCCCCGCTTTCTGATATTCAATTGGAAATTGTAAGACATTCTACACAGATTTATAAAGAGCGTACATTAATTTCTATCTTAGGGGAAGAAGCGGGAAAAGAATGGTATCAAAAATATACTGACAATGAAGTTATTTGTATGCTTGGTAAAGGATCCGGGAAAGACCATTGCGCAAGAATATCTATGGCGTATACGGTATATCTAATCCATTGCCTTAGAGATCCATTAATTTATTACGGTAAGGCTCATGGTGTCTATATAGACCTTCTAAACCTTGCTGTAAACGCTCAGCAAGCTCAGAGAGTGTTCTTTGAACCATTTAAGAACTTATTACTTAGATCTCCTTATTTTAATAGAGTTGGATTTGAACCAAGAGTGTCAGAAATATTTTTCTTTTCTAAGCCTGTTAGATGTTTTTCTGGTCACTCTGAATCTGAAGGTTGGGAAGGTTATGAAGTAATGACAATTATTTTGGATGAAATTGCCGCCTTTAAAACAGATGCAGAATTGCGTGGGGAAACAAGATCAAAGGGCTCTGCGTCTGCGATTTATAATATGAGTAAGTTATCGATCATGTCTCGCTTTCCAGAAGTTGGTAAAGTTATTCTATTGTCATTCCCTCGTTATAAAGGTGACTTTATTCAGCAGAGATATTTTAATTCAAGAGAAAAGAAAGAACCAAAGACTTGGACTATAAAAGCTGCAACATGGGAAGTTAATCCTACTATTAAGCGTGAGCAATTGGAATCTGAATATATTAGAAACCCAGTTGAAGCAAGAGCTCGTTTTGAATGTGAACCTCCAAACATGGAAGATGCTTACTTTAGAGATCCGGATTTGGTTAGAAAAGCATTTATGTATAGCGAGAATCCAATTGATGAAGATGGAAATTTTAAACCTTGGTTTAATAAAACTGATGAGCAAGTAAGGTTTATTCATATCGACTTGGCATTAAAGCGAGACAGAGCTGCGCTTAGCATGGTGCATTGCACCGGGTTGAAAGAAGTTAAAACATTAATGGGAGTTGAGAAACTACCTATTATCAATGTTGATTTGGTTTATTCTTGGGAAGCAAGTATTAACCAAGAAATTAATTTCTCATCTATTAGGCAGATGATTGTTGATTTATGTAGGAAATTTGATGTAGCTAAGGTTACATTTGACCGCTGGCAATCAATTGAAATGATTCAAAGCCTAAGGGGTCAGGGTATTAATGCTGATTTCCATTCCGTAAAGAAAACGGATTATGATACTTTAATGACTGCTATTTATGATACGAGATTGCGTGGTTATTGGAATGAGCTATTAGTTGAAGAAGAATTGCTAAAACTTAGATTGTTTGGAAATAATAAAATTGATCACCCAAACTCAGGATCAAAAGACTTAGCCGATGCTGTTACTGGTGCGACATTTGTTTGTATTGAGAATATGGTGATTGATGGAGATGTAGAAATTGAAATTCTTAGTCCAGATCGGTATTTTGAAATGAATGAAGATTTGGAAGATTTTGGTACTGTGCAAGTGTATAATAGAGAACTCGGGGGATTTGCTCCCGGATTTAGTGAAACAAAGGTGGATGCATCTATATGGCTAGAAAACATTTAGAAAATATTAAGGTTACTCATGAAGAAGTGATCAATCAATTGGCATTGCAAATTGCCAGTATTCAGGTTGAAAATACTGTAATAAAATTAGAGTTACAAAAGCTCAAGGATTATATCAGTAAATTAGATGAGACTGATGTTGAGTTTTAAGTCGATTATTTAAATTTAATTACTTTTTTTGTCCTGCGTGAGTTTTTTACCATAAAGCCTGATAGTGTCCTTGTTAAGAAATAGGGA